GTCTTGCTAACAAGCTTCGTGTATCTGAGATCGTTACTGTTCCGGTATTTGATAACCAGACACGTCAGGTTTCTGATAAGACACATCAGCTCCTTGCAATCATGGTTAACCTTGCAGACTACAACGTAGGTGCTGATAAGGGTGGAGCAGTTAACATGTTTGAAGACTTCGATATCGATTACAACAAGGAGACATACCTGATCGAAACCAGGATTTCTGGTGCTCTGATCGTTCCGTTCTCTGCTCTTGTTCTTGAGTGCGAAGTATCAAACGGCTAATTACACTTTTTGGAACGTACTGGGGAAGCCTTCGGGCCCCCAGTCTTATTTAAAAATTAAGGAGGAATAATCCATGGAAAAGATTTATGAGAAGGGTTCAAATACCCATGTTGGATCATTTAAAGTATACGCTTACAATGGCAGCGTTTATGAGGATGCTGAGCATACAACAAAGGTAAAGGCGGCAGATGCACTTCAGGCATTCCAGGAAGGAAAGCTTCAGATCGCCGTTTCAACAGATCTGCTTATGGCTTCTAAGATTGCTTCTTCTGGAGCTACGGTTTACGCTGGCGGATCTGGTTACTCAACAGATACAGAGTAAGAACCTTCAAAATGAGGAGTAAATTATGAGATTTTGTGGAAATGTTTACTATTTCGATACAGTTGAGACAAAACCTGGGAAATTTGAGGAGAAACTCACACCCAGAGAATACAAGGGCGATGTGATTCGTAATACTAAAAGGAACCAGGACAGCTCAAATATCAATACAGATATTGTCGTTAATAACTCAATTAGTATAGTAGCGGATCCATATGCTCGTGATCACTTCTTTAAAATTAGATGCGTTGAATGGCAGGGTGCTTTATGGAGAGTTTCTTCGGTAGATGCATCGAACCCGCCTAGACTAGTGTTAGAATTAGGAGGATTATACGATGAGGAGCTGGAGTGAATTTCATCAAGCATTACAAGAGTTAATGGGATCAGAAGTTAAAGTTTACTTTGAAGCTCCCGAGAATCTCAAGATAAAGTATCCCTGTGTTATGATCTCAAGATCTAACGCATTAACAGATTATGCTGATAATAAACCTTATCACATAACAAAGAGATACACTGTAACATTAATGTCAAGAACATCTGATAACGAAGAGTATCTTGATAAGTTGCTTGAGTTTCCTATGTCAACATATGACCGACAATTTATCAATGATAACATAGTTCATGATGTTTTCAGTATTTATTATTAAGGAGGACAAGATATGTCTAAAATAGTTTGGGATGCCGTTGGCGAGCATAAGTATGAAACTGGTGTAGATCACGGCGTACTTTATCCTATCAATGAGTCAACAAACCTTTACGATAATGGTGTAGCTTGGAATGGTCTTACATCCGTATCCGAGACACCTTCAGGTGCAGAGTCTAACGCTCAGTACGCTGATAACATTAAGTATCTGGATCTGCTTTCAGCTGAGACATTCGGTGCTACGATCGCTTGCTTCACATATCCTCAGGAATGGGAAGAGTGTGATGGATCCGCATCACCTGCTGATGGCGTTCAGGTTTACCAGCAGTCAAGAAAGACTTTCGGTCTTTCATACAGAACCAAGATCGGTAACGATGTAAATCCTGATGCTGGTTATAAACTTCACCTTGTATACGGTGCTAAGGCTACACCTTCGGAGAGAGCTTACAACACTGTTAACGAGTCGCCCGAGGCTCTTAACTTCAGTTACACAATCTCCACAACACCTGTTGAGGTTCCTGGCTATAAGCCTACCTCACTTATCACGATCGATAGCACGAAGTTTGTAACAGACGCAGCTAGAGCTCGTCTTGCAGCTCTTGAGGCTATTCTGTATGGTACGGATTCAACACCGGGTACACCCGCTGTTTACGAAGAAGATACGGCAGCAGCCTTCGATCCCACAAAGACCTACTACACAGAGTCTGGCGGAACATATACAGTATTCGATCAGTTCGAAGTAACAGCTGACAGCTCTTTCCAGAGCGGTGTTGATTACTACGAGAAGAGTGGTGATGTATACTCGATTACTGCTGATACAGTTATGGATCCTACGAAGACATATTACACACTTAAGGATAAGACTGGTGGTACATACTACACACTTAAGACGCCTGGTGTTCCTGCAACAGAGGCAACGAATCCTCGTCTTCCTCTTCCTGCAGAAGTTATCAGCATCCTTCAGGAGACAAACGGCTAATCAAAGCTTCAAAATGAGTAGTTAAAACTCGAAACTGAGGGTCTTCATTAACTTGAGGACCCTCTTTTATTTAAGAAAGGGAGAATAATATGTTTAAACACGTACAAAAATACACAGATTATAACGGAACAGAAAGAAGCGATACACTCTATTTCAATTTTTCAAAAGCTGAATTGATGGAGATGGAGCTTAGTACTCAGGCTGGTGTTCAGGAAATGATCCGTATGATGATCGCGACAAACGATAATGCTAGAATTGTTCAGTTATTTAAAGATCTCATTCTTAAATCTTACGGAATCAAGTCGGAAGATGGAAAGAGATTTATCAAATCTCAGGAACTTCGCGATCAGTTTGAGCAGTCTGAAGCATATAGTGAATTCTTTATGGCTATGATAGCTAATGAAGATGACATCCAGACAAAATTTGTAAATGGTGTTATAGCAGGAACATCAGTTCCTAACGCAAGTGCGGAAGAAGCCATTGCTAAACTTAAGGAATTAGGTTATGATACGACATTAATGGAGAAAAAGGCTGAAGAAGCAAAAGTTGTTCCTATAAATGATGAAGTAGCAGCTGTCGAAGAATCAAAACCTAATGCCTAAAGTTATACATGTTCCTGCGCAAGAATTTTTCAATAATGATACGCAACAGTTTTATTATACAAAAGAAACAAGTTTTAAAATAGAGCATTCATTAGTTTCTATAGCTAAATGGGAGTCTAAATGGCATGTCGCTTTTCTTGATGATAACGTTGAAAAAACAGAGGAAATGGTAATAGATTATATACGATGTATGACAATATCTCAGAATGTTGATCCAGAAATATATTATCACCTCCCAGTTGAAGCACTTAAAGAGATTAACGACTATATGGGCGACCCCATGACAGCTACTACGTTTAGCGGCATTAATAAAACTCCTGGTAATGGTGAATTTATAACTAATGAAATTGTTTATTATTGGATGATTGCACAGAACATACCTTTAGAATGTGAAAAATGGCATTTTAACCGTTTAATGACACTTATAAAGGTTTGTAGCGAGAAGAATAACCCAGATAAAAAGAAGATGAATCGTAGGGATATCCTTAATCAAAACAGAGCAATAAATGAGGCTCGAAAGAAAGCCATGAATTCTAGAGGATAAGGCAATGATAAAAATACGATGTCGTGGAACATACGATAAGACGGAAAAGTTCTTAAAAGATGGAAAGAACATAAACGAATTACGTCAGATCATGGAGAAGTATGGTAGAGAGGGCGTAGCTGCTCTCTCTGCTAACACTCCAATTGATACCGGAACAACCGCAAGCTCGTGGTTTTTCGAAGTTATTCAGGATAGTAGTGGGATTTCTTTAGTTTTTAATAATTCGAATACAACTAAAACAGGAATACCAATTGCTATACTGCTTCAATATGGACATGGTAATGGAAAAGGTGGATATGTGCAGGGTAGAGATTTCATCAATCCAGCAATTCAACCCATTTTTGATAGATTAGCAGATGAGGCGTGGAAGGAGGTTACCACATGAGTCAAACAATAGAGAATAGAATTGTTGAAATGCAATTCGAAAACAAACAGTTTGAATCTGGTGTCCAGGAAAGTCTTTCTACGTTAGATAAACTTAAGAAATCGTTAAATTTTGATGACGCTTCGAAAAATCTTGAGAATTTTAGTAATAGTGTAACAAAAAACCTTGATATGAATGGTATAGGTTCAGCCGTAGAGAAGCTTAAAGATAGATTTTCTGCTTCTGGCGTGGCTGGCATGGAAGTTATAAGAAAACTTACAGATTTTGCCATTGATGCAGGAAAGAAAATTGCTTCAGCTTTAGATGCACCATTTGCTCAGATAAGATCTGGCGGTTGGTCTAGAGCAATGAATATTGAAGATGCAAAATTTCAGCTTAAAGGACTTGGTATAACATGGGAATCGGTTGCTGATGATATAAACTATGCAGTTGCAGATACAGCTTATGGTTTGGATGCAGCAGCTAAAGCTTGTTCGCAGTTATCAGCATCAGGAGTACAAGCTGGTGAGAGTATGAAAGCGGCACTTAGAGGTATTTCAGGTGTTGCAGCAATGGGTAATACAGAATACGAGAACATTGCTCAGATTTTCACCAAAGCAGCTGGTAACGGTAAGGTTATGGCAGATGAGCTTAACCGAATTTCCCAGTATGGTTTAAATGCTAGGGCTAGTTTGGCTAAATTTTACAATGCTATATTGGATGGGGATGAGTCTGTAAAAGATATCCCCGAACAAGTTAAGAATAGAGTAAAATCTATAACCAAGGGTGTTAAAGTTACAGAGGCTGATATCTCAGAATTTGCATCTAAAAGTAAAATAGATTTTCAGACATTTTCTTATGCAATGGATAATGCATTTGGTGAACATGCAAAAGCAGCAAATGAAACATTTCAGGGTTCATTGAGGAATATCCAAGCAGCATTAAAGAAAATAGGTGCGGAATTTGCAACCCCTATAATTAAAGGTGCTGTTCCCGTATTCAATCAGATAAGAATATTTCTTAATGATTTGAGAAAACAGATGACACCTTTATTCGAGGTATTTTCTAAAATAGCAAACCTCGTTTCTGATACATTAACTAATAAGTTGAAAGCATTTGCGTTTGCTTTTAATGATCTTGGCGGTGCTGTAAATATCGGGCACGCTATAGAAAATGTATTTGTATCAATTGTTAAAATTATAGGTGCAGTAATAGATGCATTCAATGCAGTATTTCCTCCAGCTAAAAGCTTTGAAAATTCTGTATTATCGGTTACAGAAGGAATTGAGAAATTTTCTGAAAAACTTGTGATAAGTGATAAAGCGGCTAATGGTTTGAGGAATGTGCTTACCGTGCTATTTACGGTTATAAAGAATATCGTTTCGTTCTTAAGTAATACAGCATTTCCGCTCGCTGCAAAAATAGCAACTATAACATTAAACATCATAGGCTTTGTAGCAAAATTAATAGCATATTT